ACATCCAACATCGATTCAAATAGTGCTTCAAACTCTTTAGACTCTGCAACCTCTGTGTGGAAAGATTGTTTGAATTGAGTCTTTGCCATACGTTTGATGATTTTCTTAGGAACTTTTAGTTCTTCATTTGCGGCATCAACGATATCTTTGATTGCTTCACCATTGGCTTGAGTGCGGTTCATATGTAGAACCATCTCATCAACATAACCTTTTAGTTTTTTCAGTTGTTCGTCATCATACGAACCAAAAAGTGTATTTACTTTAGTCATTGTCTAAGTTCTCCATTGATCATACCAACAACATACAACAGTTTTTCTTCCAGAGCAACAGTACCTGTAATCAAATTAACAACAGTATTTCCTGGAATTTCTTCATTGTTTGGAGATTCCAACGCAGCAATAACATGAGTGGGATTGATTGCGATTGATTTTTGAGTCATTGCATCGGTAAAATAAATCAACATGTTATTCTCCAAATTTAGATTCTTTGGCTTCGATTGCAATCCAATACTGCAAGTCGCCTTTCTCATTCTTGAATGAAGCAAGGCCTTGTGACGACACCTCAACACTATAAGAACCGGGAATCATCTTAAAGTTTTCAGCAAGAAAGACTGCCTTGAAAACTTTTCCATTGTTGATCTCACCGATCTCAATGGTGTTTGTGTGTGCAGAATCATCCTTAGCGTCGAATGTAGAAACGACAACTTTAGAACCATCAGATTCAAATGAGATGTGTGAAGAACCGAGAACAGCTGCATTCTTCAGTGCCTGAGCCAAGTCTTCATCTTTCAATTGAAATTCACCATCAACCGTTGGCAGTTTCAGTTCTTTATCTGGCGGAGAAACAATCATTGTTTTGACCGTAGTACGATACTTAGTTTTACTACGACCAGCTTTAAAGATGACATGTTGACTATCAAAGTCCAATTCAGTATCTTTGTTAAGAGAAAATACTGACAAGAATTGATTCAGATCATAGATGCAAAAGTCTTGCGGGAATTCATCAGGTAGGGTTGCTTTCGCAAGAACCGTTTTGGTGGATGAAATGGTTGCAATCTTATTGCCTGTTTTAAATTCGATGCCAGAATTGATGCCAGCAAAGTTTTTCAACACTGTTAGTGTTTCGTTCGATAATTTCATAATATACTCCTTATTGCAATTCTTCAATTGTACTAGAACCATAGGAAAGTTCAAGCTTTTTAATCATATTTTTCTTCAAGTCTTCCAGTGTACCTTCATTATCAATGAAATGGTCAATAGAACCTCCAATCCAACGCCATTCGGATTCGTGTACACCGGATTGATTCAACATAAAGTTTTCCGCTGCGTTGTCTCCTCGGTTTGCTTTACTTGCAATCCCATACCAATGTGGTTTAATGCCTCTTTGTATTTCAATTAAAATACCACCTTGATCATGCACGAATTGCATTTCATTCCTAAAACGAACATCAGTAATAACAAAGTTTTGTTCTGGGTTTTCCATGATATATTTCTTCATTTTAATAACCCAAAAGTCTTGGTGAAATATATCTCGTCCAACTTCTGTACCCATCAACTGTAGTGCGAATCTGGGTGTGAATTGTTTTCCAAATTCTTTGGACCAAAATTCATCAGGTTGTTCTCTCCAGTTGCGAGAAACTTCTGTGTCACCTTCTAGAAGATGCCTTGGCCAACCAAACATTTCAGCAGCAACATCCTTAACACCTTTTGCGAAACTCAAAGGAGTAAAGCCTAGGTCTTTAAGAATGTCACCAGCTGTGCCTTTACCTGAACCAATAAATCCAAGAAGGCCAACGATCATCACATTTCTCCGACGAAATTCGCTACAGCAGGCATGTCGCCTTTGAAGTGATAAGTGCCGATGTGATCAGTACGCATCCAAGGGCAAAGCCAGATTTGACCGCCAAGTTTGCGCCAGAGTTGACAGAACATATAGTCTTCAGACAGATAACGATCTGTGCCACCACCAGTTGCAGAATCTGCACTATCAATGATAGTATCAAAGTATGCATGAATGTAACGTGTGCCATCAAAGTGTGCTTGCCCAACGTGATCGGGTTTGTAACGCAGTTGAGGATATGCTTCTTCAAACTTAGGGAAAACTTCACGTTTAATCATCATAAAGCCTGTACCGATTTCCAGGACTTCAAGAGGTTCAGACACAGAAAACTTTTCAGTACCACGAACAGGATTGAAAACATAATCACCAGTTACTTTTTCTAATGATTGTGCTTCAATTTGGGGATTTCTTTCCATAGCCTTCTTAACAGAACGCCACTTGATGGCTTTCTTGGGATATGGACCGCCGATAACATCTTTGTCCAAAGCAAGAAGTGCAATCACATCTTTCGGATCAAAGTGAATGTCCGAGTCGATGAACAACATATGTGTACATTCTGAACGATTCAAGAACTCATCAACAAGATAGTTTCTTGCACGTGTAATTAAAGATTCATTGAAGAGAAATGAAAATTTAACTTGTACGCCATACTGAATGCAAATAGACTGCAAGTCAAGGCAAGCCTTGGCATACAGCCCGTGATTCATACCACCGTACATAGGTGTTGCAACGAAAATACTTTTCTTTTGAAGGTCTTCTTTTTTAATTGAAATTTCCATTATCTCTCCAAAAATAAAAAAAGGGAGAACCACCTCTCGGTGGTCTCCCAGTCAAACAGTCAATTAAGCGTTGAAGCTGTAACCGGCTTTGATGGCGGCGCGAACCATAGCTTTGGTAGGCGTGCCAAGACGATACACAGAAACTTTAGAACCGTCAGCGCGGGTCTTGGTGTTCGTGTAGATAACATGACCTTCTTGGCGAAGTTCATCGATGCGAGCGCTGACATTCTGGATGCCAAAACGAGCACGAGCTTGTGCGGTGGAAAGGGTGTTGTAGCCGTCTTTCTTGCTCAGAAAGTTGATCAGGCGTTGCTTAGCGGATAATTTAGTCATAATAATCTCCATAATAATGACAAGGTTTACAAAATTTCTTGCGTTTTGCAAGTCTTCACAGTATACTATTATATAGTCGCCGTGTCAAGCATTTTCGCGGTATACTTGATTTATCTGCCGACTTGAGGCAGGTATTTTTCTTTGGTCTGTTCCCAGGTTAGGAAGATCAAGTCATCATAGAAGAGTGATTCATAAGAAACATTGTTCTTCTTTTTTAACATAGAAATCCTACCTTTTGCATACTTGGTTTTCCAAATATTCGACAAGGTTTCCTCACTGGTATCAAAAGATTTAACCAGATCGGTTTCACCAATTTCTTTTCTTAGAAATTCGTTGGTGTTATTGTAGAGAGGAGAAAAATAAATTCCTCTCTGATGTTCGGTACGAATCAGGTTTTTAGGAATACCTAGTTTTGAATAGGCAAAGTTTAGAGTCCTGTTTTTGTGGTCACGCTTGAAAGGCAGACCATTGGGTTTCTTTGCTTCCCACCACTCAAAATATTTTTGTGTGTGGTTCTCTTTGACCCAATCATACACCGAGTTAACAGTCTTCTTAGTTGGTTCGAATGCGACAGAACCACTAGAGAATCCCATTTTGTTCCAATGTTCCAATCCATCGTATTGCGACAACCCATTTGATTTGGTATTACCATACAATGAGGTTGTTGTTACGCCGACGAGAACATCGTCATATTGTCTCTTCCAGTCTTTCTGCACAGTATCAGAGAGACACAGTAGAGCCAACAGTTTACCGCCCATGTAATTGAAACCGAGCGGTTGCAAAGGCACAATGGTAGAACCAATCGCGGTGTGATTGATCATATTGCCTTGTGTCTTTACAGTTCTTTCCCAACCAATTGCCTTGTCGCGAGGCGTCAGATCAAGAAAGTCCGATGAGATGCAAATGACACCAAGATATTTCTCAGTCACTTCATCAATCACCGTATAGAATAGATTTCTTCCAATATTGGAATTATTCTTCATTGTAGAAGAAAATGTACGAATGGTATTCCAAGTTTCAGCCAAAGGACCATTCGACAACAACATTTTAGGTTTTAGATTTTCATAATCATCTGGTGATTTTGGCATCCAAAATTTAGACTTAACTTTTTCAACGAGTTTAATTTGGTTGTTGTCGATAAGTTGAACTTCATAACCATCAGTCAACGTATTAATTTCCCGTGTAGGATATTTCTCATGCACTTCACACCATTTCTGGTACAAAGTGTATTCACGAACATCCATTTTCGATGCAAGAGTTAGATCACCAATCAGAGATGATTTTAAATTTTCTGTGTCAATGTGAG